TACTACTTGGCTATTGTCATAGAATATTCTACTCTGTGATAGAGATATTGGTTTTTGTAAGTAAAAAAAAAGTTGTTCTTGACTTAAATCTTTATATTTTGGAAAACTCTTATATAGCTCGACAACAGAATGAATATCTGAGAGTGTTTTTGTAATTAGTAAATTATTGAGTTGATCCGCCACCCCAAACTATCTCTTTATCTTGAAGTGAATCTACATACTCTAAACCTTTATCAGAACTGAATAAGTTTTTTTGGTCTTGATCTGTATATCTTCTATCTACTGGTTTTTCCAATGTTATGAGTTTATTTTCGACAGTAACACTTATTTTAGATGTGTCACCCTCATCTGAAATAATCATAGTGTCTAAAAAACCCTCAAAGAATTGATATGGAGTGTCTACTATAGCATCTGCATTTGATGATGTAGTTAATACACCAAAAAAAACCTTAACTACTGTGCCTTGCACATTTTCTGTCAAAGCAGACGATACGATGCTTGAATCTAAACCAGACAAAGCAATACTCATACCAGTCGCTTTAACTTCTGATGATTCTTGTATAGATGATATCTCAAGTAAATTACCACCACCAATATAAGTATCAGAACCTATTGTGATGTTATGATAACCTGTCCATAGATTTAAAGGTGTAGTAAACCCAAGTGACACTGCCATAAATGGTCTTATCTGTGAACTTGTAATCTGGGTATTAAAGTTAGACCCAATAGTTCTTGTCATTTTTTAGCTTTCTTTTTTACTTTTTTACTGACTTTGCTCACAGCTTTTGTTGCTTTTTTAGCTACAGTCTTTGCTTTCTTTTTTGTTTTCTTGACCTCATCCATTTTAACTTCAATAGCTAATCCACCATCTATTAGGTTTTGTGCTAATTTCTGTTGCCATGGTTTATCCATAGATAATACTTGGTCTACTTCGACTTTCATTGATTGATTGCCACTTTCATTAGCTGACATCTCAATGCTTTCTGTCATTTTTATTTTCATTTCTTGTACCTTTCCTACATACATTTCTTCTATGACATCAACCCAGTCAATAGGTTGTGTCTCCCATATTATGCCACCATAGACATAATCAATTCTACTTTCTAGTTTGCCATTGACACTAAACTTTGCTCTAGGGTCAATCCTATAAATAGCTTTGATAGTGTCTAATTTCCTTTCACTACATGGCATGTTTTCACACTCCATTTTCTCCAGTGGTGGGAGAGAAAACTAACAAACTCTCCCACCTATTTTGCTACAATCTAGCCGACATCAAGTAGCATTAAGCATCGGTTGAATCAACTGGGTTGCCTTTGACAACAACAACACCGATAGGTGTGCCATTGCTATGAGTTCCAGTTGCATCAATTTTACATCTGATGTATCTCTTACCACCGATATAGCCGATTTGACTAATCTGTGGCGTTTCACCATTAGCATCTAGTGTAAGAAAAATCCCACTACTATCTACTGAACCCTCAGTTACACTTGTCGAACTTGTAACTGCGGTGTATGTTGAATCATCATCAGAATCTTCTAGTATGAAGTCGAACTTAACTGACCCAGAAAGTGTGTCACCCTCTGCACCTGTATTTACGACTACCATAGCTGATTCAAATCCCTGTAAGTCAACTCCTGTACCATTAGCGTCAGAAGTTACAACAGCAGGGACTTGTGTCGCTACTGCGACTGTTCTATTTGAAATATCTCTTGCCATTATGTACCTCTCTATGCACTTACGTTTTGAAGTTGAATTGCCTCTGCAAGGACAACAGTTCCACCGACCCTACGTCTCGCTACATATCTGATATTACCAGATGTTGCTTGTGAGAATGGGTCTCTTAAAATTGATAGATTAACTCTATCAACGATAGTGTATGCTCTGCTAAAATCTCCAAACGCTATTGGTTTGTTACCTGCACCGACATTTGGCATATCAGTTGCTAACGTATATGGAAATCCTAAGATTGTTGATGGAGAACCACCAACCAAAGTCATACCCAAGTGAAATATTTTTTGTCCTGCGGTGTCCTCTAGTTGCAGAATATCTGCAAACGTGCCTCTATTGAAAACAAATCTTGCATTGTTAAGATACTCAGATTTGATTGCATAGACTAACTCGATTAAACCATTTGGCTTTAAAGTTGATGCGTGTCCAGAGTTTGTGCTACTTACACCTGCTGATGAATCGGTGAAACCAAGTGGTTTACCAACACCATTACCAGATACAAATGCAGTACCCTCGCTTTTGCTAAACTGTTCTGAAAACTCAGTAGCCATTTCTGACTCTAAGTTGAACGCAGAATCCTCTAGCATTGCTTGAGAGATATCTACAATAGCACTCTGTTCGTGTGCATCAATACTCATAAGACCAGTGGTATACCCAGTGGACTCAGACCTTGTAGCAGTTTCACTTACAAAACTTGCAGAAAATTGTCCAGTTCTTTTTGGAATCTCGATGCCTCTTCTACTTGTTTGTCTTATTCTTGCGATTGACCTAATTGGTGAAATTTCAGTAACACCTTTGATTAAATCCGCAACATATTCAGATGGAGCGTAAAATCCACCCAATGTGTCGTCTGATTCATAAAGTGCTTTTTTCTCTTCTGGGTCAACCTCGCCCTTTCTAATCCATTCCTTAAATGCTTTCATTTGAACAGATATTTCTTCTGTATTACTTGCATTAGGTCTCGCTAATCTCGTCTCTAACTGGTCGATTTTAGCATTGGCATCTTCAAGATTTTTGGCTTGAAGTTCGTGTGCTTGTTTCACTTCTGCCATTTTTGCAATGTCCTCAGACATTTTATCTACTTTCTCTTGAAGTAATGGGTCAGCTTGTCCTTTAGATTCAATCTCATCTAATCTTTTTTTGTTCTCACTTTTAAACTCTTCAAATGTTTTGCCGAGTTCAGTTAGAACATCTTTGACTTCTTCTGACATTTTAACCTCTTATTTTTTGATTGTGTTGATAACTTGCTTGATACTGTCTACAACATCTCGCTGAGTCTTATCCACTTCATTTCTACAGTTTGTATCAATAAAGTCTGCAAGTGGTTTTGAGATTGACTTTGAAAACATACAAACTTCTCGCAGGTACGTTTCAACTTCTCTCTCAGTTGGTAATTCCTTTAGCACGTTAAAATCAAGTATATTTTTGACTTTAGTTATTTTTGCTTTAGGATTCATTGGGAAAGTAACCATAGAGATTTCCATCAAATCAACCTCTTTTATGGTTCTTCTTTTGTCTTTATCGTTGTATGAGTAACCCTTTGGCGTGAGTCTATAACCGATTGACATACTGTCTAATGCACCCATTTTCATAAGTTCATAGACCATCTTGCCTCGTTCTGTCCTAAGTGCTAAACGTCCTTTGACCTTTAGTCCTCTTGCATCTTCTTGGATATCGTCAATGACACCAATAGGTTCGTCTGTCTTATGTTGATAAAGTAACTTAATCTGTTTTGGTTTTTTCTTATAGATTGATTTTGAAAATGCACCTTTCTCTATAACATCGTTGCCTAAATCTTTATTGCCGAATACAGATGCGTAACCCTCAAACGAGCCATCATCATCTGTTTCAATCTCTTTATACTCACACTCTATGTCTAGTATTGTGTTTTCTATTTCTTCATTGTTGTAGATATTTTCTTCTTTGTGCATCTAACAAAACTAATAATTACCAAATTACTACATTGTAAACATAATTTTATAAAATATACAAATAAAAAGAGAGCCATGAACTATGACTCTCTCTTTTTAGTTGTTTCTTTTTCTTTTTAGTTATTTTGTGCTTCGTGACGTTGCACATTCATTTCATGGTGATAGTCGTCCATGTCCATTCTAGATTTAAAAGCTTCTTTGTGTAACATTGAATATGGACATCTATACTGTCTACCTTCCATTTCAATAACTGCTTTCTTATCATTAAGTTTGATGATTTTAGCTGGTCTTTGTTTAGTTTTTTGAACTACCCAAACGTCTTGCCCTAATTCAAACTCTCCATATGTTGTTTGTATTTTTACTCTTGTCATAATTTAACTCCAATATTTAGTTTATGTCCCATTATGGTACAAAATGGGGTAATAGTCAAGCATTTGTGTATAAATATTTGACAAAATGGGGTAAAAAGTGGTAAAAATAGCGATTATGAGTAAAGAATATGTAGAATATGAAGATATTGCCAGAAAAATATTGGCTCAAACAACGATTACGCCAGATGACTATAGGACAATTATAAATATGCCATATCATCAGTTTAGTCCAGAAGACCGTATAAATTTTGACTGGTTTTTAGAGGGATTAGAGGCAAGACTACCAGACATTATAGAGAAATTTGGAGATTTTGATATTTAACGTATTTGAGATAGAACTTCTTTTTCAAAAAAACTAGTGAAATATGGAGATACAACATCTGAGAAACCCATTTGATATGCAGAGAAATTTTCTGCGAACCACTCAGCACCATTCGTGCTTGAATAAGTGCTTGGAAATAATATCGATTTACCTCTTTTAGCATAATCTAATTCAACTGTTCTTCTCCAATTACTAACTTCCCTATTGATTTTTCCTAGTAACTGTCTATCTGCGATTTGTGTTTCAACCATCTCACTTAAATCTTTACTAAATCTTTTTACAGTTTTCGTTCCAACATTAAAAGAATTATGAATGTGATGTGCAAATTCATGATATGCCACTGCTCTTTTTTGTGCTAATGATAAATCTTGTAATGCTTTTTCATTGTCTGTCGCTTGTAATCTTTGAAACATATCATCATCTACAGTGTAATCATTAACTCCATGATAATTTACTTGTCTTGATGACCTAACAGATGTGCGTCTACTAAAATCAGATTCTCCAATTTTATACTTAGCGAATTTTGAATTTCTGTTATTATCTAGCCATTCTTTAGAAATGACTTGTCTCGATGATGGAGTCCAACCAAATAAGAAACTATTACTACTTCCTGCATCATAATACTTGCTATTTAGATTTAAAACACCAAAACCCATACTAGCAGTGTGACTGCTTGTGCTTACACCACCGATACCTGCAATTCTTGGTATATTATAAAAATCGGCTAATTCATCTAATTCATCCATAATCACTTTTAATTCTGTCAATTCTCTATCACTGTATTTAGATAATGTACTTGTCACTTTACCTGCACCTTTGTTAACTTTACGACCAGATGGGTCATCTCTGAAAATTTTATATCTTGGGTCAGAGTTATTTTGTTTTATTCTTTGTGCTAATTCTTTTCTAATTTTTTTACCAGATTCTATTGTTAATGCAGAACCAGAAATTGGTTTAGCAAGTGATGTTGGATTTATAGCATCTACATCTGGTTGTTTTTCTGGCACTGGAATAACAGGTTCTCTCTCTTCTAGTATTGGCGTTGTTGTTCTGGTCGGTCTATCAACCACATCATCAGCGTCATGGTAGATAACAAAGCACCTACAGTTGATAACATTTGTAGCACCACCATTTGGGTCTCCTGCATACATCATTTCACGGTCTACAAATGCACCACCAGATACAGGAGTAGGGACTGTGAACTTATCTTTTATATCAACCTGCGTACCATTCATGCTGACATGCCACGTTCTAGTTCTCTCATCCATTGCAGATACCCATTCTTTGACCGGTCTGTTAAGACCTAAACGACCTGCTAGTTTTTGATTGCCAAAATTCATTGCAGTATGGGTTTCAGTTCTTGCTATTCTGGTTGCTCTTACTGCTGAAAAAGCAGTACTGTTTCTAATATTTTTAGATATTTGTTGATTAGATAGACCTGTTTTGAGACCTGTATTAATTTCTTTTTGTATTTGTTTGCGTGTTGTCTCAGATATTGCAACAACATTTTGTGCAGTTTGACTAGTTGTGTATTCTAAAAATACTGGGTCAATATCTTCTTTGCCTTTGGTCATTCTTGTTCTGGTAAGCATAAGGTCAGCATTGGTTATAACTCTTCTTGCAGATTGAGTTAGAATCTTGTAAATCTCGCTTGAGAAGTCGTTATATAAGTCAGAGTTGACGTTTCCTGTGTTTAGGTACAGTCGTTCTGCTCTTTTACCAAACTTCTTAAACATGGCTCTTATTTTTGCTCTGACTACATTACTCATAGACAAGAACATCTTTAACTGTTCTCTGTATTGTTTTCTTATGTCAATCTTGACTCTAGCCATTATCTACATAGCACATTACTTCATTTAACAATTCTTGTTCTGTGCCAAAATGCTTGATGAAATACTTAGGATTCAAATGAATTGAGTAATTGGATGAACGATGATGATATGGGCATAAAGGTATAGTCTCATAATGACTTGAACGTCTACCGAGAGTCTTATTTCTAATATGATGTATCTCAGCAGGTGTGTGATAACCCATATTTCTACAAACTATGCAACCTATGTCTATCACCTTACTAAGATGTTTTTTCTCATCTTTGGTCATTCATGTCTATGTCATATTGATTAATAATACAATTTTTAAGTATAACAGATATTCCACCAAGTCCAGAGTCTTGAGTTATTGCATTGGCTATTTTTATAACATCTTCATCTTCTGCAACTAACCAACCAATAGTTCTGCATATAGCATACTTGCTTTCCTCGATATCATCGACCCACCTAGAGTCTGCTGTATGGTCTAACCAGTCGACCATTGTAAGTGGATATGATTTATGCACTTTCTCTAACATCTTTGTCGTGACTTTGACTGTCATTTCTTAGATGACAATGGATGACCTGATGGAAGTAAATCTAAATCAAATTTACCACCTCTAAACCTACCTGTTCTAACTGCATAGAGAAAAGCATTGACTCTCGCATACGCCCACCTGTCTTCTCCACCAGATGCTCTAACACTTGGTCTTACTGATTGCGGATTCGTTCTGTATGCGCCAACGCCTCTGCGAAATACTGCACCCAACATTCTCACATTAACTCTTTTACCTTTTTGGCTACCATATTTCTCATTATGTTTATCTACCTTGCCCTGTAAACCTTGTTTGACCTTTGCGGTTAATGGTGCTTTTTCTTCGTAATCTTTAACTTCTTTAGTATCTAAACACGCCTCTGGAATATACTCAAAATCATCAAATGACTTTTCTCTCTCTCGCATAATCTGTTCTCGTTTAGATTTAGCAAATGAAAATCCTGCATCACCACCCCATAACGCCCAAGCGATACGACCT